TAAGAAGAAACATTTACTCTACTTCGCAAGCTTGTTTATAAAGATCTTGAAATATTCCTTTGATAATATTTTTATCATATGCAAATTCTGCCTCATCAATATAACGATTTAGAATTGAAATTGTACTCTCTTCTTCGTCAATCTCAAAATCTTCACTTTCTTGAATATCAAAGTTTTCAACAATTTTGAGTTCTTGAATACCAGCAGTATATAGTTTGTCAATAAACTTTTCAAAATCTTTTGGTTTTGATTTTTTACGAACAATCACCTTAACAATTTTATTTTCATACTCAGTCGAATCAAATAATTGATAGGGAGTATCCTCATAATAAATGTGATAAAATAATTTATAAGGATTATTAATTGGAGTATGAGTGAGAGTTTCGCTATCAAAAATATGAAAACCTCTTGGATCATTTACATCATTCCAATACATCTCATAAGGATTACCAAGATAAAAAATCTTGCCATTATCAGAACGAGTGTGATAATGACCCGAAAACACTTTAGTAAATTTGTCAAAAATCTTTGGATCTGTCCCGTGCTCTTCCATTACTAGATTGCGGTTCACACGGAAACCCTGAAGTTCCAAATGCCCCATTGAAACTTTTGCTTTCGACTTTTTGATTTGATTCAAAGTTTCATCATAATTCTCACTGCAAATCCAGGGCACCATCATAATATCCAGACCACCAACTTTTACCGTTTGTGGAGAACTATAGGTCCGAATATTAGAATAAGTCTGAAGAAGCAAACTTGGAGAATTGACGCTATTGGTATTCTTATAATAACAATCGTGATTGCCAATAATCATATGAACCTCATAGTCTTTAAGAGGTTCAAATACAACACGCTTTGCCCATTCCAAACTTTGATAGTCAATTGACTTGCGACTATCAAAAGCATCACCCATATGAATGACTGCTTCTACCCCGTGCTCTTTCAAAGCAGGGAAGAATACATTTTTATAGAAGAGTTCAAAGTGGTCGTGGAGATACTTAGAACCTTTTCTTGCTCCGAAATGTGTATCAGTCAGAATTGCAACTTTCATCGATTATTTCTGTATTGGATTGCGTCTTTGATACTATTATAGTCGCTACTGTGCCCAGAAAGCAAGCTATCGTCAACCATCATAACCTCATCAAATCCAGTGCGTTCAATGATTTTGGTTTTAATATCCAACTGTTTCTTTTCTTTTTGAATTCTTCTCAAAAATGCATAATGAATAATCTGAGTAAAGTAAGCAAAAGGATTCTTTGATTTCTCTGGATCAAAGTTGTGAATGTATTGAACACAATTTTCAATTCCGTCAGAAATCATATCCTCACGGAACATATAATTTACAAAGTTTGGTTTATATGATAAGTGAGTCGCAATTTTCAGAAAACATTCGCCAAGATAGTTTGGAATCGGAGGTTTACCGTCCCAATGCTTACCTCTATCTTCCTTAGTAGGTTTTCTATCATACTTCTTTAAGAATGAATTTTCAACCTTAGAACGATACACAATCATCGCTTCTAATAATTCTCTATTGTTTACATAATGTTCTGTTTTCTTTTTAGACATACCATCGGACTCATTTATAATTTTTCTTTATTATACCACACTTTTCAAGGGCTTGACAATATATAAAAATATGAGTAGAATCCCTTTGTTATCGTTGAAGATGAAAATTTAGCTTTCTTTAATACCTTTAAAAAGATTCTCAAGTTTTTTACGAGCATCTTCAACCGAAGAAATATAACCCATTTTAGATGAAGGTTTTACCTTACCAGAGGGATTGTAAACATCTATAGAATCATCACCAGTAATATAATCATTATAGATATCGATAATTCTTTTATCTTTAGTCTCAGTCATTGTAATAATTTTATCAAGTTTAATTATAAAGAAATCATCATCCGACATTTCTATCCATGGTTTTATTTTAAGATGCATTCCATTTTGATTATGAAATGATTTCATAGTTACTGGATTTTGAAGAACAACTACTGGATCTCCATCATTTTCATCTATCATTATTAGAGAGAATATTTCTTCTCCTGATACAAGTTTTAAAACACAGTAAAATTCTTCTCCCATTAGTTTTTAAGCGGTATGTTTACAATATCGTAATTGAAGTTTTCTTCATTATAAACTTTGATTCTTTCAATTAAATGATTGAGTGTATAATTTTTTCTTGATTTATAACTGATATCATCGGCAATATCATATAAAGTTGCTTTTGTTTTATTATCACTTTTTCTTAATACTCTTCCGATTGATTGGAGGTTTCTGATTCTTGATTTACTAGGGGAAGCAAAGATAACGTTATGTAGATTTCTGATATTGACACCAGTAGAAAAAGTCCCGTAAGAAGCAACGATGATAGCATTATTTTCTTTTTCAGTAATTTCTCTAACCTTCTCTCTATCTTCAGTATCCACACCGCCATGAACAAAAAATACGTGACGATTATCAAGTTTGCTATTATTTATGAGTTCGTATAATGGTTGTCCGTGACCTTCTACTCTAGAGAAAAGAATTAAAGTATTACCTTTAAGATCAAGGGCAAGGTTCTTGATGAACTTATTGCGTTTCTCGTGATTGATAATATACTGAACCTCATCCTCAAAAGTCTCAAAACGATTCGGTGGATGTTTCAATAAAAGAATGTTAATATCTAAAGTTGCAACGTGACCCTTCTGCATCAGTTCTTCTGTTCTGATGATTTTATATGAAGGACCAAATAAACCTTCTAGAACCCACTTATGCGTTTGTGTTCCGTCAAGTGTACCAGTAAATCCAAAACGATATTTTGCATCAGAAAGTTTTGTCATTATAGATACTAATGACTTCGATTTAAACTGGTGTGCTTCATCTCCAACGACCACATTAAATCTTGAGAAATATTGTCGGGGAAGTTTGTAGATGGACTGCCAGGTCGTAATGATCACCTGAGAGTCTGTTTCTCTTTCTTTACCCGCATAGATCTTGTGGCAAAATGAACCCACATCCCACCCATAATCTGCAAAATCTTTATACATCTGCTCTACAAGGGATGTCGTCGGAACGACTATCAGAGTATTTTGTCCTTTCTCAACGTAATATCTCACAATTGAATATATCATCAAGGACTTTCCTGATGCAGTTGGAGATATCAATAACTTTCGATTATGTTTTAAAGCGTCGTATACTCCCTCAACTTGGTAATCTCGGGGAGCGTACTTGCAAATAGAGTTCATATAATCTTTTACACCTTCTTTTGAAATCATCTCATTGACTTCAAAAGGTAATCCATAGAATTTGTTATTTCTAAATTCGTATGTATAATTATGCTGCTCACAAAATCTTATAAGTTTATCCAATAAACCAACGTAGATTTCTCTCGTATTTACATTAAACAAATAAATGAATCCATCCCACCACTTATTTTTATAAGCTGGAGCAAACTTCGCATTTGGTACTTCAAATTGAAATGCATCCCTCAATTCATAATACACATGAGGTTCTGCCTCTACCTGCAAATAAACTTCATTCTTTTTTGAAATAATCAAATGTGACATTCATAACATATCGGTTATGAATATTTATTTGGTCAATTAAACCCTGCCTGAAATCTCATAAATTCAATAGCATTTTTAATTTGGAATGTCCGATTAGAAATTGTCTTGATAACTTCTTCAAGAAACTTCAACATAATGTCATAATATCTTATCTTGAGTTCTACTTTACTTAACTTCTCATCGCCATCCATATGCCTCTGTAGTGCCTCTTTGTCCCGAACTTTATAAGGAAAAGGTTCTTCTTCGTAAACCTCTATAGGTGCCTTTCCAGTGTAGTAGTTGTAACGTTCAAGCTTGATTCGATTAAATGATTCCCTTGCCTTTTCGCGCAACAAGGTAATCGTATTATAGATTGTATAATACTTAGCATGGAGTTGGGAAATTTTTAAAGATTCATCATGCAAATTATCAGGATCGATAACAGAATCTCTCTGCCACATTTCCTGAATTTCATCAAGATTCATGTGCTTGTAAATGGATGAAGTGGTTTATTATCTGTACCTAGTATATCATAAATTGTGTACTTAAACGTTACTTGGGCAGTAAAGTAATTAATGTCAGTGACTGTAGAATCAAAATCTATAGATGATAAAGAAATTGGAAAAAGATCTTTAAATTTTACAATTGCTGTAGATCCATAATTATTATTTAATACATAAAGAGATCCATCACTGAAACCTTTTAATGGATCTTTAGTTCCATTTTGGTCTGTAATTAATGTTCCATATTCCGCCAAACTTCCAGAACCACCAAAAGCAGTAATCCAATTATGAATGACCATGTAGTTTTCCAGATTTTCATCGACAAGAAATTTTATATTTAAATCTCCAAAAGTCATTTTTCCCGATGGTTGGGGAATATCATTTAAGTAGTTTGCTTGTGTTTCTACTCCTAAAATTATTTCTGGTATTTTAGAAGAATTGCAAAAAAATGATACTTTTGGATATCTTGCTAAAGTAAATTTAAATCCTATTGGAGATAGAAAATTTCTATTTCCAATTTGATTAGCATATGCACTTGCCATGATTTTTATTTATATTTAGATAAAAAAAGAGGGTCCGAAGACCCTCTTGATTGAATTGTGAATTAAATCACATGAGGTTGGTTACCTTGACTCTTCTGTAGTATACGTTAGAGTTGGTCGAAATATTGTCAGGAGCAGAAGCAACAGTTTGACCCTTCGCAAATGGATTGTTAACGACTCCATAACGAGTCTTGAATCCGATTTTTGGTTGGAAGGTTTGCTCACCAACAGCACGTACCATCTGTAGAGGTACGTATGGGCAATAGAACAGACCAGCATCATAAGGAGATGCACCCTTATAACCGACAACGTAGAACTGGTTAGGAGCAACGTTTGCCGAATATGGGTCGATGTATACGCGATACTTACCTTGAAGAACACCAGCGAAGGTGTTACCGGTGTCATCGACGTTCAGATTAGCGTTGAGTGCAGGGGTATAATCCAGAACACCAGCCATGGTCAGTGCTGAAGCAACGTCTGCCGAGCACAGGATGGTGTTACCCTTCCCTCTACGAGTTTGCTGTGCGATTGCGTTTGCATCACGCTCGATCTGGAAAATCAGACCCTTGAA